TTGCTTCGTCAAAATAATAAGAAGTTGCGCCATTGCCGAGAGATTTTCTCTTAATGACAACATCTTCCACAGGGAATATCTTTTCTCCTTCCGCTTCGCGTTCTCTGGCTTGGTCGAGAACATCCTTAATGCAGAACGAGTTTGTGATAAACTTCCTCTGCTTGCCATCTATCTCGATGAGAACACAATATCTGCCTTCGCCTTGACTTGTCGGTACGTTGTTTTCAAAGTCAATCACCGTGATGGGTATGTTCACCACATCAATAAGTTTTATCACGTCAACATCAAAGAACTTCTTTCCGTCCCTTGTCTGTGCCCTCTGTTTAATGCCTTTTCTTAGAAAGCCCATATAATTATCTGTTATCCTGTTCCACAAATTACGGCAATCGCCATGAATAGTCCAATCCCAATAGGATGACATCACCGTGAGCCGTTTCTTCTTTGTCTTGGCAGCTTTCATCTTGCGTGCGAAATTCTGTTTTGTAGACTTGCGCAGCAAGACTCTTTCTTTGTTGAATCTGTAACCGAGGAAGTTAATCTCGCTCCCGCTTACGACCTCTCTGTCGCCACCTTTTCTTTTTCTTTTTCTCATTAGTAGCTATCTTTGAGATTATGAAGTCGGCCTTTACCACAAGATCCATCTCATCGGATGGCGAGCCCCGCGGTTCGCATTCGTGTTCGACCACGCTTCATTGGAGTTGGCATAACCGAGACCCGAGGACGAGCCGTTTTCAGAATTGCCGCCCCAAATCAGGACTTCGTTCCCCTCTACCTACCCGTTCCGGCTGTCGCCTACGTGGAACGGGATTTCGTTTTCCGTTGAACATCGGACGGCATGTCACCGCCCGATGTGTCGTTATGCAATGTCTTTGCCATCAACAATAGTTACATCCCCATAATATGCAAGGCGAGCCCCGCGGTACGCAGACGTGGACGACCACGCTGCCTCGGAGGAGGCATAACCGAGACCCGAGGACGAGCCGCTAACAAAAGAGCCGCCCCAAATCAGGACTTGTCCTGTAGGGTTAGCCCATGCGGCATCACACCAGTTCTGCGAGGTAGTGCCACCGAGTGTTTTCGGGAACAAATCGAAGTATTCTCCAAGCACCATCTTTTGAATTGGCGAGTTGCTTACACTAGCCAGACGCGTAAATTTACGATATTCTCCGTTAGGTTGTGTGGTAAGTTCGGTAGAATTTGGCAATCTGTTGCCTTCGTAAACGAACACCTCTGTTCCGTCCTGCGCTGAATTACCTGAATTTCCGCAATATATGCCCTGTTGGAACTCCCATAAGGCACTGTAAGTATCTTCGTCACCGTGGATGCTTGTGTGGCATGAATCACCCGAAATGGTTACGTATCCGCTCTTGTTACCAAGCGATACGGTTGAGCCTGTTGTGAGGTCTCCATTATAGAGCTGATTTCCTGCTGAACCACCGACACCACATCCGAGTTTTGTCTGAATATTAGGTGAGCCGTAGTCAGAAAGACACTCCATCATAAGGTAGCGTCTGTAATTGTAGTTGGTGATGCCGAAGTACTTTCCGTTTACTTGTGCATCCGCCCAGTACTGATTGATAGTACGTGCTTGCGTAGGAACTACATCGGGGATTGATGTCAGTGCACCGTTTCTCAAATATCCTAGGAAAGAACCTACCCAAATATCATCAATATATTGTGAGCCTATTGGGACTGTAGACATCCACAAATAGTTTAGCCCATCCAATTCGTTGGGCTTCACATCGTAATAAATGCGAGGCTTCTTCGTCATGATATGGCCTTTTGAAACGTCCAGTGTCGTTCCGTCAGCATAGATTGATGAGTCGCCCGATGCCAGCGGTGCGGCAATTCCTGCGTTAGTTAGTAAATGTCTCCTTTTTGAATTATTCCACTCGTCGCGTAGAGTGGTATTACCTATTACTCCCCACTCTCCGCTTGTGTTGGATTCCAAAGGTACTCCCCAAGCGACTTGTCTTAATATCTGCTCATCGCCCGAGTTGATTGATGCCAACAGATTATCAAACGTTATTCGCTTGACGCTTCCTCCCTGCTCAATGACTATTGTATCCTTCTTGACCATCGTAGTGGTCATTTCTGCTTCTGCTAAATTCTTCATAACTTATATTTTACCATGAAACTTCTGCTACTACCTCAACATCCGACTGAACATCATTGCGGTCTGTCTCCGCTGTTGTCACCTCAATGGTGTTGGTATCGCTTGACTTTAAAATCTCCCAGGAATCCTTTGACATTACTTTCAGCGACCATACAGCACCGTCGGGAGTTACCGCTGCGTTGGTTCTTGCATTGATAAGGGTTGCTGTCACCGTGATTGGCTGACCCGTATCTACCTCCTTATTGGTCGATGTAATGGCAAGGTTTACAATGTAGTCATCGAGTGTATCAATGATGTTTATTCCCGCTCTGTAAACGGGAGTGGTGTCGGCTTCCTTCTCATAGAACTCCACGATAAAAAGCTGTGTTCCGTCTACATCATCACGTGTAACAGTCTGACTTGTCGCCTTGCTCTTGGCTTTCCACTCTGTGTCATCTTTCAGCCATCTAGTGTAGAACCCAGTTACCTTCTCTCCCGACAGAAGAAGCTGCGCTGTGAGCGTAGATGTCGTAGTGTCGGTTGATAACTGTGTGGTTGAAGCTGTGATAAGTCCGTAGTAGGATGTTGCTCCTATGTTCTGAATCACCACGTCTATGCTTCTTGCCACCGAGTAGTCCACACCGCCCGTTGTTGCCGTACATGAGAACTCCAGCGTATCATTGGCCACATTGGAAGTCGATGCAAGGTTCGCGATGATTTTCAAGGCACCCGTTGAAACGTTCATCTGAAACTTGCCCGTTGAATCCTTCACCCAGTTACCGCTTGTTGCTCCCGTAAATGAGAGTGTTGTTCCCACGTACTTCCATGCCATGTTTTTCAGCGTTACACCATTGCCTCGCATTGAAGCAACCTTTGGTGTAATGGTTGGCTGGTCGGTCGTTCCCCAGTCGGGTGTTATCTTTCCTGTGGTCGGGTCTACTCCTTGATAGAGCATACCGTCCACGTCAAAGGAGATGTAAAGCAAATCTCCGTTCCTTAGTCTGCGAACAGTAAGACTGTTCTGTGCCGATAATAATGTACTCATTGCCATCCTCCTTCGTTAATTATCTGCATGGCCGATACGTACTCATATACCTTGCCGCCTATCTGTGAGGCTCTTTCGCTGATGTCACCCGAAAGAAGGGAACAAGCCGTTACCTCCTTCTCATTGAGCATCACCTCATCGCCTTTCACAAGATGTCCGATAAGGCTGATGTGTACGTTCTCTGCCTGCTTCTTGTTTGCAATTATATATCTCATCTCACCTAAATATTAGAACATTACCATTCTCATCTGTAAGCACTTCGTCACCATCTGTTGCTACCGAGTATTCGCCTTTCAGTTCGTACTCCGTATAGATGTCAAGCCAGTTCTCACCTTCCTTCTCTCCGATACCTGTATTTGCAAGCTCGATACTTGTTGTCTCGCCCTCGTTAAGTGTAAGCGTCTTTTGATATGACTCTACCTTCCACAATATCCTGACTATTGCTGCGGGAGATTCTATCTTCTGTTGGTCGGCACTTACAAGGGCTGTATTGAACAGTATCTTGTCATCGGGAAGTATGTCCGCTCCGTTGGCAGGAACGCAGTAAATGCTCGGATATATCCTGTCTACGGAAATCTGTACTTTCGACACAAGCTCATCTTCTACGTACATCTTCAAGGCATAGTCGGCTTTCTTGACGATTCTTAAATCAAGGGAGAGGCTTGTAAGTGTAAGGCTTGTCAGCTCACATCCGTCGCCAGCGGTGATTTCCGTCTCGGTTGTTCCGTCTATGCGGAACATCTTCAAGGTATATCCATCTGTAACCGTTTCTGTGCCTCTGTGTGCGATTATCCCGATGTTTCTGATATAACTCTCCCCATCGGCAATTATCTCTTCTCTAGTGCGCTTATTCTCGATTCCATGCGCCTCGTTGTAGTTGTAGAACTCCAGCTCGTCGCGCACAGGGTTGTAGAAGATGTCGTTTTCCTTGTCAAGGGAGATGGAGTAGTTATCGTTTGCGCGGTCTGTGGTTGTCAGAAGGATGTCCTCTGATACAACTACTATGTTTATTCCAAGACGTGTGTCGGCAAACTGCGCGGTAAAGGTAAGAGCCACCCTTGTTGCCGATGGGATGTTTCTCTTTATGGTTATCGCGCCTTTGTACTCGCCCGATGTTGTTATCTCATACAGCCCGCTCCAGTCTGAGAGTGATGTAATATCCACTCCGTTCACCTTCCACGCCATTGAGGTCAGCAGTTCATTCACGCTGTCATGCGCCCAGCTTCCATCCTTTGCTCCTGCCCTCACATCGGGGAATATGGTCGTAGGTGTAAGGCTGCGGTTCGGCTCATACTGCTTGTCTACCGAATTGTACACCTGCCCCACGGGAGAAGCGGGTGTCAGACATCGCAGGGTGGTGGCTACCGTCAGTGGCTCATAATCCCTTCTGATTCTTTTTCTCGTTGATTCTATCATATTTCAAGCTGAGTTGTTATTGTTTCCGTATCAATTACTGCCGTAAAGGTGAAGATTACCTTATTAACGTTGTCATTCTCTCCGAGGTCATTGACGGTCGGGTCTGCATCAAGACAGATGTCTATCTCGCCCTTGAAGTTCTTGACTTTATCCCTTAGTGCCCATGAAGCATCGGAGGCTGCGTCTGATGAATCCCTCTCGACTTTCCATGATGTTACCTCGGAGGTCTTTTCCTCCCATCCCTTCATCACGGTACATACTATATGCAGACTCTCTCCGTATGCAAGGAATTGGTCGCCATCGGTGGAAAGCTCCAGCCTTAACGGTATCGCGTCTATCTGATTGATGGTGCCCGCTACGTAGAGATTTCTGATGAATGAACTCCAGCCCGTCATGTCATAGCCAAAGACAGATAGGTTCGAGAGGTCGCCATCCTGCATTACGATATTTGAGGCCGAAAACTCCCATGTATTGACTCCGGCAAGCTGTCTGCGATAAGTCGGTGTTTCGTAGTAGGAGTTTTGTCTTGACTCGTCGGTAAAGTTACCGTAACAAGCGAAGTTCATGCTCGGCTGCGGGTGGTGCTGGCTCTTCCATGTGTCTGAAACGGGTCTCAGCGCATATCTGAATGTCAGATTATCCTCATCGAGTATCTCGTCAATTCTAAAGTAGACCGTCTGAAAGCCTGCGAATGTGAAGTTACCCTTGCTGTCATCGCTGTTTTCAGTCTCATTGCCTCCGCTTATATTGTGCCAAATGCCTTGACAAATATCATCTACCGCTATGGCTCCTATCTCGCCATCCTCGACCTTTAAAGTAGCTGTTCCCGTTGCAAGGATATTCCCGTCTTTATCGGTGTCAGGTGTTACCGTTTCGATTACTCCCGCTCCCTTTGTCTGCCATCTGTTTCCGACTGTTATCTCTTCCTTGTTATAACTGATAATCGGAACGGTCAGTCCTTGTCTGATAACGACGTTTTCAAGCTCGGCATTTCCCTTTGCGTCGATTCGTCCGCCAAAGCCTGTCATACCGCTGGCAAAGTCGCCAAACGTTGCGTTATCCTTCGTCTGAAAGCCCTTGTTAAAGGTTAGCTTGCCGTTCGCGGTGTCGGCTGAGGTCTTAGAAAGGAACAACTGTGCACCCACCGTCTGAATAAGAGAGTTCACCTGCGCTTTGGAAAGTCCTCCACCGGTTCCGCTTCCGCTTGCAATTTTATCAAGCTGAGCTGTTATCTTATCAATCGTTGAGGCCTCAACGTCGTCATTCAATGTGACTTCGTAGGATGTGTTGTCGTTATCTTCCTTTATTACAAGGTTGCTGATTGTTACAACCGCTGCAATGCCCAAATCAGAGTCGGAAAATTTAAGCAACATGCCCTCACAGATGGTATTGGCAAACTCAGGATGCCGTTTCATCCACAGCTCATCAATTGACGGAGAGTAGTTGAACTTTGTTTCATACACTTCCGGAAGATACAGCTTGGCTGAGGCCAGCAGACGTTGCTCCGCAGCCTCAACGTAGACATCCGGCATCTGAATGTATATAAGCACAAACTCATCACCAGGATTTATAACGTATGTATTGTTCGGATAATAGTATATCAAGTCCTCTACTCTGTTACATTCGAGTTCGTAACATACATATCCATCTTCTTCAACACGTCTTATTCCGTTCTCTACAATCTCGAACTCTCGGCCTCGACACATTCCGCTTTTCATTGATACGGTCATAGTGCCCTCGGTGGACGCGAGTTTGTATGCACCGTTCTCTCTCTCGGATAGGTCTACACCAAAGTCCTTGATGCGAATTTTAAATGTGCTTGGTATGGTTGAGCCATCCTCCGGAGCAAGTCCGTCATCCTCCGGATTGGTAGCCGAGAGTATCTCGTCCAACTTACCGTTATCGCCCTCCGGCTGGGTAATGTCATATCCCGCAGCCTTGACTTGTTCGTATGTCATTTCCTCCAGTGTAGGATATATCTCATTATCCTCACCGGTTCCGAACAAATCTACGCTGCCGTCAAAGTAAACAGTACCTTCACGAATACCATAGAGTTTTATCTTATCCTCATTCGCTTCATACTCACCACCGTTCTGATAACCGTCTGCATCTATGTATGTATCTAGTCCTTTCTCGATGTAGTCCGGGAGCATAAGATTCGGACAGTATTGGCTCTCCGAAAGTCCATGCTTGTTATAGTAACGGTATGGAATGTTCTTTGTTGAGCCAAATGCTCTGAGACGGGTGATTATCTTTGTATCTTGATTTGTGGTCTGTCCTATATCATACAGTCCGTTACCTTTGCCATATCCGAAAACATTGTCAATCTCTACCGCTGCCGCGCCAATTGTGACTGTTCTTCCCTTTACCGTGTAATTCGTATAGAAGGAACTGTTTACGAGTGTAAGTGCCTCATAACAATTGTTCTGACTGACTGATACGTTTACATCTATTGTCGTACAAGACTCATCGACTATAACTGTCCATCTTTTATCACCTGTATATAGTCTGTCAAGATTTACTTGGATTCTCTCGGCCAATGCTCTGACATCGGAAGCATAGAACGAGAAAACACTCAGCCCGGTGTAGTGAATCATGTTGTCGTCTGCAACATAATCGAGAAAATCGCACCTAGTCAGTTCGTCTGCATAGGAGTTGAATTTGATATTGTCATATACAAAACCCTCTCCATAAGTTCTGTTTCTTGATTGTTTTTTCTTTGGGGGTACGTAGTTCAGAGTAAACACTTCGCCTCGATATACAAGATAGTCACCTATCTCGAAATTTATAGGGTACTCGGAGTTGATTGTGGTGGCAACATATCTCTCCGACATATGAGTTCCGTTATACTCAACCTTGTGTATAACGTATTTTATCGTTTTACCGGTGTTGTCATATATGGCCCAACTTCCCATACTATACCTCCAGCTTTATGTCGGTTATAGGGTCATTCACCTTGAACGTAACAGTAAATGCGGTCAGTGTTTCTTCCTTTACGGAATCTGAAACTACATCATAGACCTCATACCCCTTATTCTCGCATTTGACATACCTGCAATATTGTCGGCCAATTGTCGTATAGGTGTCATATATCTGCAATGTACTTCCGTATGTTTCCCCGGAGTTCTCGGTGTCCCGTCCGGTAATATACTTCAAGAAGTTTATAATATTGTTGTAAGCGTGTTCCTTATCACCTCTGCAAGCCAAATCTACGTCGATTTCATAAGACTTTATGCAGATGGTTTTCGGAATAAATTCATCATCTCCATGCTCATCATTCCACGAACGTGAAGGTACATCTTTTGCATCCCCAATCACTTGAAAGGGAAAGCTGGAACAATACAACTCCCATTCTTTTGAGGAATCGAATGTTCTGGCCCCGTCCGATTGTTTTCGTATAAGAAATGGTTTATATGCCACCTGTGTAACCTCCAATATTAAAGCCTCGCTAGCGTATCGTGCTACCACCTACGACACGTGCCGCGAGGCTTGTTAAACATATATGTCGAAAGCAAAAATAGTAATAATAATGTAAAATATTGTATGTTACACTCTTAAAATCAAATAGTTATGTGTAATTATTGTTTTGTTTATTAATTCTGTTGATAAATCATTTTATGTTTTTAAACATAGAAAATTATTTGGTTTTTAGGTTATATCACCTTTACTTTGCCTTGAAATAAATAATCTCATATTTACAATTAAATATAATTAATGGCAGTTCGGTATGTGAATATAGAACTGCTTCATTAAAATGGAAACAATTTAAATTAATTATATATGAAACTGAAATTTTTAAATTTGATTGCTCTTGCAGTGTCTGTACTAGGTGCTGTCTTGATGCTGGTTCTTTGGTTTATGGCATGTAACGGAATGTCTACAAAGAATCCCACCGTACTCACAATTGCGACTATCGCTGTTCCTTGCCTGGTTGTTGGAGTAGGTATGCTTATGGGTATCAGACTCTCTCATAAATGAAATATCCGATAGGAGCGTACTCTTACCGGATATTACGTGAAATCTAGGTATCCAAGATTTATTGTTTTGAAGGCTAATAGAGAAATGGGCCGATATTACACGGCCCATACCTGAAATGACCACTAAAACAAAAGTATGATGAAGTGTTTCAAAGAAGTTGTACGGCAAATATGCGGATTTTAATCGTAAAGCCCAAACAGAAGCCGACATTTTATGCAAGAAAATAATTATATTGATTAACGCACTTATATAAAACTTGATAACATGAAAAATTACGAACTCTGTTCCAGTATTCCACTAAGTAAAGAACTAGCAAAACTGCTCCCAAAAGACACTGCGGATATGGCATGGAGACCAATTCAAACAATCCTCGACCAATCCGAGGATGTGATGCAAGTTTATTTGCATTATTGTGGTTTTCTGTCTTATGATGAATACGAACCTTACGTATTGTCGGAACCACTCGACGCAACGAACTCCACTACGGACGTTATTCCTGCTTGGAGTTTATCTCGATTATTTAAACTGATAAGTAATCATCTCACGCGAGATTATGTCACATATGACTTGCGTATAATGGCATTATCTAACGGTGATTACTCTATTAGTTATTACAACTATAACTATGGCTCATTGATTGAGTTTAGAGATAGCGACATATATGAGCTCATACACAGAGTGCTTGTGTATATTTGCAATACGACCATATTAAAAAAGTGACCTGTATGAAATATTTGACAATATATATTGCTGTGGGCCACTATTACCCACACTTTAACGGGCCGAAGTCCGACAGTGATTGGAGTTCAATTGTGAACAGCGCATTAAATAACAACGTTTTTGGTGGCGCGTTAATTGTGTATCCATATTACCAAAAGGATTTATTTCGTGAAACGTTTATCGCTCCGCACCTTGACAGGGGTGGGTATATCATGGAGTTTGACAAATGGTATGAGACTGAATGGCGCGGTGAAATAATCAGCTACTCTTTGTCAATTCTAAAAGAAGATTATGGGTTCTCGGCTACACCCTGGAAAGGCAGTTTAAAACAGCAGAGAATGAGTGAATTTCTCCATGCCTTGCAGTCACTTCTGTCTGACTACGATGCGATGATAGAGGATAACTGGGACTCATGGCAACCGATTATTACGCTCGACTGTCATAGCGATATGTTTCAAGATATTATTTATCCGGAAGTCGAAGGTTGTGTATTGACAGCGGAAAACATTATGAACTATATAAAGGAGAAATAGTATGAGCCATTACAATGTGTTGATAGTCCATCGAGAAGAATGCCCACACGAGTATCTTTCAAAACATATGGATACAGTGATAACGTGGGGTGTAGAAGATTTCGATGGCATTTTTGGTTACGACTATCTTTGCCCTATGCGAGAATGGTATGGACGCGGCAAGGATGACTTTCTCGAAACTGTCAAGGCCAGGGATTTCCCGAAAGATTCTCAACTTGCCCACATCAGCGAGATTTTTGGCCCCGACGGTGATTCCCTGTGGAATGACAGTAACGTATCAACCCCACCAAGCAAAGAACCTATCGAGGAAGCTTTTAATAGAATAGACAAGGACTTATGGTGTACCATTTGCGTAGGACACCTTTAAAACAATACAGCCATGAAAAAGAAAAGAGATTTCAAAAGCCAATGCGAGAAGATGTCGATTCACGACATGGCAGACGCATTGGAATCAATAACGGAGAAATCGGAAGTTTTGCAAATTAAAATCCAACGATTGCAGACAAAACTCCGAAAACTCGAAGCATGTCATAACACCATTTTTAATGAGTATGAGAATCGAATGAACGCATTACTAATGGAATGGCAGAAAGAAACATTCTTTAATGACGACAAATATATATGGAAATAAAAGGCAAAGTGCATTTGTTCTTTGAACAGTCAGGGACGTTCAAGAACGAGTTTATTAAGTTGGGATACAAAGCATACGACTATGATATCCAGGATAATTTCCAAGAGACCGACTACGTTGTAGACCTTTTCTCGGAGATTGAAAAAGCATATATGGGGGGGGTAAATCTCTTTGATTCAATCGGCAAAGATGATTTAATTGTGGCATTTTTCCCATGCATATACTTCTGCGCGGCATCGCAGATGTCTTTCAGTTATGGTTGCATCAACTATCGAAAACTGACTACGGCAGAGAAAACAGAGAAGATTCTCAGCCGGAGCAAATCTCGTGAATACTTCTACTCGGTGCTGATAAAGATGTTCTGTGTTTGTTCCCAAAGAGGTTTGCGATTGATTGTCGAGAACCCTTGGAATGAGCAGACATATCTCAAAGCGAATTTTATCATGCCGCCAAGCTACGTTGATAAGGACCGCTCCCGTCGTGGTGACTACTACGTCAAGCCTACGGCATATTGGTTCGTCAACTGTAAGCCGACTACCGGCTTTACATATCAGAAAGACAAGAAGATTAAGAAGATTATGTCGAGCAAAGGCAGCGCGAAAGCCGGTGTGTGCTCGGAAGAACGTTCCATGATATCTTCGGATTATGCGCGTAACTTCATTTGTGACCAGATATTAGGTCTGTCGCAGTCTGAATCGGGTTCACAATTATCTCTGTTTTAGAGATTTTGACTAATCTGAAAATATTTTCAAAAAAATATTGGATTTCGCTTGCAAATTATAAACAATGTTTATTAACTTTGCGGTGTTCAAAAGATGCAGAATATTTATTAAAAATATTGGCGATAAACGGAGCGGGTAAACCGAAAGGTACCCAAGGTAGCGTCTAACCTGAACAGCTCCTACGTTATCGCCTTAATTGTTCTAAGAAGATGACAAAGACATACGAAGATGTATTGGAGCGAAAGCGTTACCACCGGGAAGAGACAGGTTTTGAACCTGTAAACATCAACCCACAGCTTTTCGACTTCCAGCAGTATTGTGTAAGAAGAATGTGCAAGATGGGTAAGGGTGCGATTTTCGCCTCATGCGGTCTGGGTAAGACCAATATGCAACTCGAATGGGCGCAGCAGGTGGCAAACCATACGGGCAAGCCCGTACTAATTCTCGCTCCGCTGTCCGTCAGCAGACAGACTATTCAGGAGGGTGCAAAGTTCGGCTATAAGGTAGTCCGATACAAAGATATGGATGATGCAACACAGATTGCTATTACCAACTATGAACAGATAGAGAATATAGACATTGACAAATTTGTCGGTGTTGTTCTCGATGAGTGCTTTGCGCCCGACACGGAGATTACAGTAAAAAGAAACGGAGAGTCCATCTCTATACCAATCTCCGATTGCAAGGTTGGAGATATTGTCACTAACTGTTTTGGAGATGATGTGATAACATCAGTTAAACGGAAGAATGTAAAATATGCAGTTAAACTCAAATACAATGGAAGAGAAATTATCTGTTCACCCAGACACCCCTTCTTCACGCAAAGAGGGTGGGTCGCAGCGAAGCAAATACGCCCTACTGACAGAATCGCAAAGACTTCCTATGCGATGCGAGTGGTGCGGGGCGACTTTCTACCCGAAGTGGAAAACGGACTTAAAGAAGAGATTTTGCGGGACATCTTGTTCAGCGAAGTGGAGAATGTCGCAAGCGGAAATAAAGGAGAAAGTTCACTCGAAGGAGGTTCATGCGAAAACAGGGAAGAAAATCTCGGCATGGCTTCACTCGGACGACCCAGTAGCGAAAGCCCACATGGAAATGATTACCAATTTGAACCCAACATCATCTCTGGAAGTGAGAGAGAAAATATCAAAGAAACTAAAGGAAATGCATTGGAAACCTTTAGTGCGTGGGGGAAATGGGACCGGAATGACATTGCCACAGCGGTTGCTAAAGGATGTCTTGTCAGAGAAATGGGTAGCGGAATATGCTATATCACTGGGGAAGCGAAAGAAGGGCTATCCGACTTGCTACAAAGTCGATTTAGCGAATTGCGAAGAGATGATAGCGATAGAAGTGGATGGATTCAGCCACAACTCTCGCAAGGAACAGGATGCGAAGAAGGATGCGATGCTAACTTCTTTAGGGTGGAAAGTTTTGAGATTCTCAAACAAGATGATATTAGATTGGATAAATACCGGGATGCCGAAGGACAGCTATATTTCGTTGACCTTAGCATCAAACAACATCCAAGTTTTACCATCAACGGAGCATTAGTTCACAATAGCTCTCTTTTGAAGAATTTTACTGGTCATTACAAAAGATTACTCATTGACAAGTTCGCCAAGACTCCATACAAGTTATGCTGTACGGCAACACCGTCACCGAATGACCTCAACGAGCTTGGCAACCACTCGGAGTTTCTCGATGTGCTCGATGCGCAGGATATGCGCTCCAAATGGTTCGTGCGCGAGGAGGGTATGAACAACTACCGTCTTAAAGGTCACGCGGCAAAAGACTTTTATGGTTGGATTGCTTCATGGGCCATCATGTTTGAGAACCCTGCCGACATCGGGTTCAAGGAGAGCGGAGAGAAATATATCCTCCCGACACTTAACTACGTGCAACACGAGGTTAACTCGAAGCCTAAAGACGGACTTCTCTTTGCAAGCGGTATCGTGAACGCTACCAACTTCAATCAAGAACTTCGCAACACTATGGATTTACGATTGCAGACTTGCGTTGACATCGTAAATGAGCACCCCGATGAGCAGATTCTTATCTGGATTAAGCAGAATGAAGAGGGCGACCGACTGCGTAAGCTGATTCCCGAAGCTGTTGAGGTGCGAGGCAGTGATAAGGATGAGGTTAAGGAACAGAGACTTCTCGACTTTGCCGACGGCAAAATCCGAATACTTATCTCAAAGGCTAAGATTTGCGGTTTTGGTATGAACTTTCAGAAGTGCGGCTTGCAGATTTTCGTTGCGCCAGACTTCTCTTTTGAGGACTTCTATCAGCAGGTAAGACGTTCTTACCGCTTCGGAAGAAATGAGGATGTAAATATTCACTTAATTGTTGCAGACACTATGGCTAACGCTAAGACAATCGTAGAAAAGAAACAAAAGGCATTTGAGGAAATGCAGCGGGAGATTAACCGCAACGTAAATGAGCACACTTACGGACTGCTCAACGACTATGAGTACAAGGAGTATAAGGACGACAAGGTTTTCCTTATGAAAGGTGATACCACAATAGAGATTAAGCGCATACCGGACAACTCGGTAGACCTTATCATCTTCTCACCGCCTTTCAGTTCGCTCTTCACTTACTCCAACTACATACACGATATGGGCAATAACGAGTCCCACGAGGAGTTTTTTGAGCAATATGCGTTCCTGCTGAAAGAGCTGTATCGCATATTGAAGCCGGGTCGTCTGATGTGCTGCCACACTAAAGACCTCGGTGTATATAAGAACTCGTCAGGTTACACGGGTATGTATGACTTCACGGGAGAGCATACAAGAGCGGTTCTTCAAGAGGGCTTCAAGCTGCACTCAAAGGTTACGATATGGACTGACCCCGTACTTGAAATGCAGCGCACAAAGACACAGAGACTGCTCTACAAACAGGTCACTTCCGATTCTTCAAAGACGGGCATAGGAATGGCCGAGTACATCACCATTTTCAAGAAATGGGAGGGCGATGAGGCTGATTGGGAACCTATCACCAACCTTAACCGCGACAACTTCCCGCTTGAAACATGGCAGAAGTGGGCAAGTCCGGTGTGGATGGATATTAAAAGAACCGATGTTCTGACCGCTTCGGAGGGCACTCAAATGGGCGACGAGAAACATATCTGCCTTGCAAAAGGTTCTTTGGTACTTACCAAAAGAGGTTATATTCCTATTGAGGATGTAGAGATTGGCGATGAGACTATCACGCATACGGGAGTATGGAAGCCCATCGTTGCAAAGGCTCTTACAAAGGAGAATGCGGAAGTTGTTAAAGTAGTAGCTCAGGGCGTACCTAACCTTATCTGCACCCCAGACCATAAGATATATGCGCGTCGTGCCCGTGAGGTTACTCACAGAGAGCCATCCGATAAGTCAGAGTGGATAGAAGCTCAGGATTTGAGGGGTTGTTATGTGAATCTCATATTGCCACCAGTCGTGGAGAGCAGTATTTCTGCAAAGGAGTGGTGGATTATCGGCAGATGGATTGCTGACGGTCATATCGACGTAAGAGGACATCAGTACTTCATCTCAGTCGGCAAGCGAAAGTTTGATGAGTTTGTTGAAAAGGCAGACGGATATGTCGGGGCCATTGCAGACCATACGGATGATTGCAATTGCTACCAAGTAGGTCTTATCAATCTTAGCAAAGAGGCACGCGATGTACTGTCACGTTGTGGTAAGGGTGCGAAGAATAAAGTGGTTCCGTATGAGGCTATGTCGCTGAATAAGGAACTTGCCAAGTCTTTCACTGATGGTTATCTATCAGGAGACGGGTGTTTTCTTGAAAGCGGAAAGATTATGTTCACGTCTGCATCACGCGCACTCATTCTCGGTATGGCAATACCAATGCAGAGGGTTTACGGCAAGGAAGTATCTTTATACGCAGGTCGCGGAGAACGCACAAAAGAAATACGCGGTCGCGAGATACATTGTTCTCAGGAATGGGAGGCAGTACTGTCACCGCATTACTGTTTCTCTAAGGTTGGCGATGGCGAGTCATGGAAGCCCGTCAAGAATGTGGTTCCGGCAGAGAACGTCGATGTCTACAATATAGAGGTTGCAGACGACCACTCATATACGGCAGAGGGCTGCATCGTAAAGAACTGCCCGTTGCAGTTGGAGGTCATTAACCGACTTGTGAATTTATGGAGTAATGAGGGCGAGGTTGTTTTCACTCCGTTCCTCGGTATCGGCTCTGAGGTTTATGAGGCTGTAAAGAATAACCGTCGCGGTATCGGTTGCGAGCTGAAGGACAGCTACTTCGATGTGGCTGTAAAGAATATTAAGAAAGCGGAGTTGCAGTCAATGCAAAAGACGCTCTTTGATTGATAATTGTTGTTTTATCCGGCTCCGGGGTGAAATATCTCCGGACCGGTTTAATTTTAAGTCACATGGAAAAATACAAATATGAAGTGGGAGATAC